AATGCAGCAAATCATACAAATCAGATAAGAACTTTTCATTCTCACATTGCTTTCCTTTGTCGCTTGTTGCTAAATAATATTCTCTTAAGATTAAATATTCTAAATAAGTTGTACTATCTCTACAAACTATGTTATCTTTAAGATGTCTGCGGACTACTTCTTCGGTAGTATCTAACTTTTTAAATGCGTCGTATGCCATTACAATACCTTCCCCGTTATAGGATTAAAACCCTCTTGTATTTCGTATTTCTCAATTAGTTCTTTTAACTCCTCTTTCCATTCTTTAGGAACCTCTTGTTTATCATGCTCCTGAAAACATATAGAATTATGAAGGTCTACTATCTTATTGTATAAATTCGATTGTCTTTCTTTGTAGAAAGTTTCATCCGATTCATCAGAGTACCAATCGTTATCGCTTGCCATCAGTCCTCCAAAGTAATTACCGAACCTTGAAAACAAGTCTTCGGGTTTGAAACTCCATGTTCCAGTTTAGCTTTACAATGTCTACAAAGCCACCCTCTCTCGTATGGAAACTTAGAACGTTTGTTTACTAAATCTTCCTCACAATGTTTACATCTTAGTAATTCTGCTGGGCCAGCACCAACGTGCCTCTGCTCCAAACCATATTTAGTGTATTTAGTTTCACTCTGTTTTACCATTTATTGCCTCCTGTATTATCTTTCTACGGTACCAATCTACACCTGTCCAAAAGCCAATAATAAATGTTACGGCTATTAAAAAAGCAATTAAAAAATCACTCATTAATGTTACTTGTCCATCCTTGTCATTGCTACTGCTTCTCTTGCATCAGCCGCAACCTCTAACAGTTTTGCCTTAGTAGACATTCTAAGTTTCTTCCATGCATCATTCTTTGCAGAAATATCCGCCAGCTCCTTTCCTTGTAAGGTACCAGTTTCGCTCACACTAACCCTAATGGATTCGTATTGTTTATGCCCAGGAATCGTAATTCCTAAGTTGATTGTATATGTCTCAGTTTGCATTGTCTCATCACCTTGAACGTCATATTTACTAAGGCTATATAACCTTATAGGTAGTTTATCAGTGGCTTTCTACCACCGTAGCCTTTTAGATTTGGCCAGCCATTAGGAAGTTTATTTTTGTTATACCAGTTCCTAACCTTTTGTTTACTAATAATTGCTCCAGCAGGGTTGGGCTTTACTACACCACTATGCTTTTCTTTTAACGCTTCAACTGTTATACCAATCGCTTCTGAAATAGTAATGTCATCGGCTTTACTAATGTGAATCAAATGTTCTAATTCTTTCCATTGTTCTCCAATGTATTTGTTTCTATTTAGACAGAACTCAGCATAGTTATCAATTCTTGTGTTGCGCTCTATGTGTATAGCACAATACTTTTCTCCAATCATAGGATGATTAGTACACTTTTTGTTTTGTGTTGATGCCTTTCTAACTTTGGCTTGACAGAATTTAGAATGATTTGTAATGTGTGGACGGCCTTTGCCTCGATGTTTTTTCCTTATTTGATAAGTGTCTACCCATTCATAACCCATGAAAACAGGGTCTTTCATCTCTTCTGGTGGCTGATAGTCCCCAAGATACGGCTCTATTTTCTCCATAGAACAGCCTTTTTCTTCTTTTAACCATTTAATTTCATAATCTCTGGAAGAAGAATTGTTTAGGCAGGAATAGCATTTATTGCAAATATGCTTAGTAGCACTGAATGCACTTCTTGGAAGTTGTTTGTATTTACAAAGAGGGCATTGTCCTTTCTTACGTACTAAATATCCTTCCTTTTCATATTCATGCAATCTGTCAATCCAGAGCTGTCTGACGTTAGGATGTGTTTCCTTTTCTTTTTCTAAATGAGAATAAAGTTTTAAGTTTGCAGAAACTTGTAATTGCATCAGTTGATAATCTGAATGATTCTTGTAGTCTTGCTGATACAATCCCATTATTTCAACTCTTCACACCACCAACATGAAGTTGATAGGCCGTTAAAGTCAGCTCTTAAATGGTTTTTACCACAGCTTTTACATTTCATTTTTCATCACACTCTCTGCAAAACTCCCAGCCATTAAAGCCTCCATTGCCTTCAAACCACGCAAAGTCCTCTCCACACTTTTTACATTTCATTTATTTGCCCTCCTCACAGTTGCAGGAATAACCACCCACTGGATGTTCTTTACTCTTTTTCCTGCCCCACGACCTAACTGTAGTTTCGTAGCCACAGTCTTTACACATTACTACAATGTTCATTTATTCATCTCCTCATTTTCCTTTAAACATTCAAAGTAACACGACTTGCATAATTCACAACTTGATTCATCGTGACCTGTTTCTCTGGTTCTTTTTTTACAAAGTTTACAATAGTAGGTTGGCCCTATCAATCCGTTTCGAGTAAATTTTGAAATACCCATTTAAATCACCTCCAATTCATTTAACTTGAAATCAGTTTCCCACTTTTCTCCATCTAAGGTCACGTGTACTCCAAGTATTTCATTTCCTATTGAAGTTACTACTCCTTCTCTGCCTTCCCAGCCGCATACTATTGCTCTAACTCTCTTTCCGACCATTTTGTTTTTGTTCATTTTAAATTACCTCCCATCCCAATCGGTCTGCTAATTGTTTAGCGTATCTCTTTGCATCCCATAGGTTGTTGATTACTACATCTCCTTTGATGTCGCCTACTTCAATCTCTATTGCACCACATGCATAACCACTCCATGTGTCCATAAGTATTCTCCAGTAAGGAGTGTTCCTGCGGGGGTGATTGTAATATAGGTCATCCCTTCGATTCCTGTACTCTTCTCCAGAATCAGTCTGAAAATGAATTGAACAGGATTTCCAACTACCGTCAACGGTACTTGATATTTCTACTTTAGTTCCCTTTGGGAAAGCCTCAGCTAAATGTTCTTCTGTGGCTCCTCCAGAGGTATAGATTGCTTGCTTGTTTGAGTTGTTTTGGCTCATTTAATTTCCTCGACCCCACTTCATATCGTGGCGGATAGATTTGAATGCCTTTACATAAAACACGATTGGTGTTAGTGCAAGTTTCGCAAGTTCCATTGTTTCCATAATATGTTAGTTCTGTAGGCATATATAAGCTTTTAATGGGTTTCTAAGCACAAACCATCAAATCCTGTAGGGTAAACACATCCCGAAAAGGATTATATATTCTATATGTTTTTCATAAAGAACTCAGATACTCTTCCTTTGTTTGTTTCAAAGGCAGGTCTAAGATATGGCATTGGCCCACCGTTCTCACCTGTTCCGATTGGAGAACCAAACTCTACAAAAGAAGCGTACTCTACATTAGTACCAATAGTTTTTACCAAATAGTCTCTTTTTATGTTAATAGAAGCCCGTAAACGGCCTGTATCTACAGGGACAATACGTTGGGCACCCAAAGAGATTGCGTCTGCTGTATCGTCTAATGCCAAATCTAAGATCTCAGGATAAAAATTTCTAAGTTCTTCTATTTTGTTTTTGAAAGCATCTCCGCCTCTTATTTCAATCCCCATTACTTATGCCCCAATACTTCTTCAATAGAAGCATCACCATATTTATCTTTCCATTTCTTACCAACGTATCTCTTGGCCTTTTCATAATGTGCAACCCGATGAGCCTTAGCAATCTGCTCCCTTCTTACACGATCTCCATTCTTCCATTCAAAATCCGACTGGCACTCCTGACAGAATCCAGAACTTAAGACGTGAACTCTCATTCCACTCGCTGAACATTTCTTACAATTACTCATCTTCTTCCTTTTCTTTTTTGCCATTACCGTGATGACCGTATTTAGCATTACTAATGTATATTGTGTAATTTTTCATTTCCCTATCTCCTGCTCTTTCTCATAATTCGATAAACTATCCCACCAATCCCAAAATTCATTATCCTCTTTCATGGAACCCTCATTAATACTGTTCTTTGATTTGGATGCAATAATGAATTACCTCTTAAAGTAAATCCATAACTCGACCCAACGCTTTGTTGTAATTGAATTAAATCATCCATTAACATTCCTTCATTTGGAATCCTACGAGCTAATTCGTGATGAGCATCACAAGTTCTTGGACCTGATGCAACAACTAAAGTGTACTTGAACGGCTTCTTTCTTTTCTTCTCCTGCTTCTGATAAGATGCTAACCTACCTTCATTTGTTACATTAATTATTTCAGTCCTTGCAATCCTGGTTAACTTGTAAGATTCTGTGTTTATTACCTTCTGCATCTCTGCAACCGTATTAGGAATACTGCGCCCTTCTACTATTGCATTATTAACTTCTGTATTTAATTTTGCACTAAGAACTACAGACAATTCACTGTAAACATTTGTCTGCACTTTACCTGATTGTAATACCCGAATTGCATCTTCATCTGCTTGGTCAAAATCTATGTCTAAACTTTCTCCTTTATATACTAAAGTATCACTTAACTCGTTTTTAGAGCCATTACTCTCTGACTTTTCAATAACTTTTACATTATCTTCGGTAGCAGCAGATTTAAATCCGTGAACATACGCATCTCTCATTTCTTGGTCTACCAACTGCTTAAGGTCTTTAGCTAAAGCAATCATTAACATTGGAACCATTTCATTCAATTCTAAAAAAGACTGAGCAGAACGAAGCCTATTGACTTCTCTCTTTATTGTAATAGCGAGATTGCTATCTAAGGCTGATACAAGTCTACTTGTTCGCTTGGCCCCTCTTCCACCTGCGACGTTGGCAAACTTGCGAAGTCTGTTTCTGGTAATACTAACTCTCCTTCTTCATCTAAATCAACAGTAATTCCTACAGCCTGGAATGATGCAATAACATTCGCTTTTGTTTGTAAGTTAGCAAGATACTGTTGTTCATTGCGTTCATCAATGTCATTGAATGCTACGGTCCAATCTGTAATTTTTAATAAATCAATTAATGGAGCAAAAAGCCCCTCAGTTAAAATCTGTTGAGTTTCTGCAATAGTTCTATCCATCATTGACAACTGTTCTCCTTCTGCATTTAATCCACCAACTCCAGATACATCGCCAACTGCCAAGGGCATAATTCCATAAGATGCATTAATATCCTGGTTTATTTTATCCATATACGGGATCATTGCAGTTTCAGCTTGATTCGGCATTATTGTAACAAACTTAGCTCCTGATTGTCCTTCGCCTGAAGATATAATTGGAACAAAGTTAGGATTTCTCCTGGTTTCTTCAGCTATATATTCTCCTAATCTATTAAGAGCAGTTTCATCCAAATTAGGAATATCCAGGAAACCTTTAGGTGGTCTTTCTAATCTAAACAATTTATTTTGATAAGCTTCTATTGCCAATGCAGTTTCTATCTTTTTACTTAATCCTATAATTGGTGATTCACCATAAAGACGAGCTGTAGAACTATACTTGTTAAAATGTATGATCTCATCTCTCGCAAAAGGAATGTCACCTTCAGGATCTTCAAATGTATAAGCTACTAATTCTAACTTGGCCCCACATTCTGAACAAGCCGTTCCACTACGAGCATCCCTGCATTGTGGACAAAACCTATTCTCAGTCTGGAACTTGCCGTATCGATCTGTATTGAATCTCATGTGTTTGGAATCTTCAACCCAAAGTTGTGAGACTTGCTTACCTAATATCTGACCGCCTTCATCTTTTACATAATCATAAACTATAGAAACCCACGCATCATCAAAGACTTCTAACTGTCTTATCAGAGCTTTACAGAACTCTTCGCCAGTCAGATCGCTTTCTCCGTTTGACGGATCCATTAATACTCTTTCGAGAATTGTTTTTTGATCTTCGCTTGGATTATCTACCGTTTGCTCCAACCTATATCCTTTAGCAATAGTTTGTGAGGCTATCCTGGTTACTACAGTTTGAAGATGTGAATAATTAGTCGCAAGATCCTCTAAATGGAAAAGATTGTAGGGAGGGTCAATACGCATCGGCCCAGTGCTTCCCATTGCAGGTGCCATATCATAAACTGGCGTTCTCGCTTCCTTTTCTAAATTAGCATCTAAGAGATATGCTATGCCTGTCTTTCTCTGAGGCTTTCGCCTGAATCTATCAAAGAAT